ACTGTTCCGGCAGACTCAGTTACGACTCTTATCAAATCTCCGACTGACTTGTTTTCGGCTAGTGTCGCTGTATCCTGCACACCAGTTGCATACTATTAAGCGAGATAAATATGTCACTGTAACTCTACTGGCGCCGGAATTGCAAACTATGACCCAGTACTAATCTCTTTAGTACGCCGTGCAATGCCTAATCTAGTTGCAAATGGTATCTGTGGTGTCCAGCCTATGACTGGTCCTACAGGTCTAATCTTTGCAATGCGTTCTAGATATGAAAACCAGACTGATGCAGAAGCATTCTATAACGAAGCTGATACAGACTTCTCTGGTGCAGTAACCCCTGCCCACTCTGGTGCCCTAGGTACTGGTGGAGAGACAACTGGTACACCAATGTCAACTGCTGACGCAGAAGCTCTGGGTGATGGCGCAGGCGTAAACTTCAAGCAAATGGCTTTCTCTATCGAGAAGGTTTCTGATACCGCTAAGTCACGTGCCCTGAAAGCAGAGTACACTACTGAATTAGCAAAAGACTTGAAGGCAATTCACGGTCTTGACGCTGAGACAGAACTAGCAAACATGTTATCAACAGAGTTGCTAGCTGAAATCAACCGTGAAGTTATCCGTACTGTGTACCTTAACGATACGGCAGGTTCACAAGGTGATGTTGCATCTAACGGTACTTTCAACCTTGACGTTGACGCAAACGGTCGCTGGTCAGTTGAGAAGTTCAAGGGCTTGATGTTCCAAATCAAAAAAGAAGCTAACAAGTTGCTAAAGACACTCGTCGTGGTAAGGCTAACCTAATCCTATGTTCATCTGACGTTGCTTCGGCACTTCAAATGGCTGGTGTTCTAGACTACGCTCCTGCATTGAATAGAAATAACCTGAACCCAGACGATACAGGCAATACTTTTGCCGGTGTTCTAAACGGTCGCTTCCGTGTTTACATCGATCCATATGCTGGTGCAAACTACATGGTTGTAGGTTACAAGGGATCTAGCGCATTTGATGCCGGTCTATTCTACTGCCCATACGTACCGCTACAAATGGTTCGTGCAGTTGGTGAGAACAGTTTCCAATCGAAACTGGGCTTCAAGACTCGTTACGGAATGGTTGCAAACCCATTCGCTAGAGGTGGTGATACCACTAACGCCGGTACATTGGCTGCTAACACTAACGTGTACTACCGTCGTACCGCTGTTACTAACCTACTGTAATAGTTTACTACCAAACAAAAGGGATCTTCGGATCCCTTTTTTTGGTTTATAAATAGTACATACAACATAGCAGGGATCGCATGGCAACAACTAATTTTTTATCTCCAATCGAGTTTAAGTTTGTACTCACTCGACTGCCTAACGTGGAGTTCTTTGTGCAAGGCATTAACATACCAGGAACAAGCTCTGGCGTTACCGAGTTCCCAACTCCCTTCAAGACACTGTATGAGCCTGGCGATAAGATCACATACGATGATTTGGTAGTGACCGTTATTTGTGATGAGAACCTAGCATCGTACAAAGAAATCCAAGACTGGCTAGTTGCACAAACATATCCTGAAAGCTTTGACCGATACAAGCCATTAACGCCTCGTAACGTTAAATCTGATGCTACTCTTATCGTTCTAGATAGTAACAAAAATAGTAATATTTCATTCAATTTTAAAGATGTGTTTCCTACTTCTATCAGCGGTATTCAATTAAGCACCGTAGGAACTGACGTAACTCCTCCAACATTTGATATCACATTTAAGTACGGAAGTTATAAAATTACTTGACAAAATGATGTGCATGGTGCATAATATGCACATTGCTAACTTTGATTAAATTATGGAGAGATGAATTAAACTAGAAGATATCATTGCCGAGTGGGACAAAGACGGTACAATTGACCAGACCAACGTATCCCGAGAGTCTGGCGAGATCCAAAAACTGCACAACAAATACTTTAAGATATACATGGGAGAGGGATACCTCCTGCGTAAGATGAGGACTGACTATAAGAAGCTCTTCAAGCTCAAGACAGAATACTACAGAGGCGAGTTAGATGTCAGTGAGTTTAATCAGTATGGTTGGAATCCGCAGCCTCTAAAAATTATACGAGCCGATATTCCATCCTATCTGGACGCTGACGATGGCTAAATTGAATCGTCACTCAAGATTGGTGCACAGGAACAGAAAGTAGAATACCTAGAGGCTATTATTAAAATGATTGGCAATCGAGGCTTTCAGCTAAAGACGATTGTCGATTGGGAACGGTTTAGAACAGGTGCCTAATGGACAATGTATTGATTGAGCGAGTTAATGATGTTTACGTAAGAGTGCAGGCAGACCCTAGCACTAAGATGGAGCTATCAGATCATTTCACATTCGAAGTGCCAGGCGCTAAGTTTATGCCTGCTGTTCGTAACAAAGTGTAGGATGGAAAAATTCGTTTGTTCAATGCGATGACAGAAATGATATATGCTGGATTGGTGCCTCACGTTCTTTAATTTTGCAACTCAAGAGATTACACTGTTGAGGTTACTTCTGGTGTATACGAGACTAACGAGGTAAATTAGAATACTGGCTACGAGTTAGCAAAGGAATATGGCTCTAGCTTTACACCGAGAGACTACCAGAACGATGCGGTTGTACATGCTTTGAAGCGGAATTGTGCATTGATGCTATCTCCTACGGCATCTGGTAAGTCGTTTATCATCAACCTGCTGACACGTTTTCACATGCAGGAAGACAGAAAAACTCTAATCGTAGTGCCTACAACCTCGTTGGTTGACCAGATGGCCTCAGACTTCGTAGAGTACAACAACGGCAACCCACTAGACATCCACAAGATTAGAGACGGCATCGATAAGAACGTAGACGCCGCTATCGTGATCAGCACATGGCAGTCTATCTACAAGCTAGGCAAAGACTGGTTCGAAAAGTTCGACGTAGTGATTGGTGATGAGGCACACCTGTTTAAGGCTAAGTCGCCTGTCTAAGTGCTAGAGAAGATGCCGGAATGTAAGTACAGATATGGGTTCACGGGTACGCTAGTTGGGTCGCATACGCACAAGCTGGTGCTAGAAGGAATCTTTGGCTCTGTCTACGAAGTAACTAGGTCTAAGAAACTGATTGACGACGGAACACTTGCTGAGTTCGGTATCACTGCTATCGAGCTTCAAAATTCTGATGAAATTAGGAAGCTAAATAAAGGTAAGACCTACCAAGAAGAGATTGATTGGATCGTAACCAACGAGTCACGCAACAAGTATATCAAGAATGTTGCACACTCGCTACAAGGCAATACGCTTATTCTGTTTCAGTTCGTAGAGAAGCATGGAAAAGTTTTACATCCTATGCTTGCCAAAGAAGGTAAGACTGTACACTTCATTCATGGATCGGTTAGTGCCGATGACCGAGAAGCAGTCCGACACGTAGCCGAGACCAACGATAACAACATCATTTTGGCAAGTTACGGCACATTCAGCACTGGTTTTAACATCAAGAGACTTGATAACATCATCTTTGCCAGTCCGTCTAAGTCGAAGATCAGGAATCTACAGTCTATCGGACCTGTGTTGCGAAAGAGTTCGAGTGGCAACAAAGCAACTCTTTACGATATCGTAGATGAACTACAGTGGAAAGCAAATAAGAACTTTGCGGTCAAACACTTCATGGACAGGGTTGCTATATATAATGATGAGGGCTTTGAGTTCAAAATTTATAATGTGAATATAAAGGGGTGAAATTGGATATTGTATATTTGAAACTTAATAATGGAGACGACATCATCGGTCATAATGTATCGAGTGATGACGAACACTATTGCATCGAGAACCCGTTGCAGGTTAGGGTGCATCCAATTCACGGAATGTTTGCGAAGAGCTGGCTTCTTCTTTCCGTAGAGACCATATTACTTCTGAATAAGAAAGATATCCTCTTCTTCGGAGAGGCAAATGAGAAGGCTAAGTTATAGTACAGCACATTCCTCGACAGACTGGAACAAGCATCCAGTGATGAAGGACCCACTGAAGAAGAAATACGG